CATTATAACGGCAATTACCCAGGTCATAATTGCCCGGGCGATTATTTCAATTACTATTGCCGTCATAAGAATCAGAATCAGAAAAATTGCTACACCTATACTCATTGTTTTCGCACTCCTTTTTATATTTTTCTTTTAATTCTGCTTCCAGTTCCTTCTGCTGCCGTTTCAATTCGTCGTTTCTCTCTATCAGTTTTCTTATAGTTTCTTCTGTCTTTCCGATTGTCCGGCATAGCATAATCTGTCTGTGAATCCCGTATCTTCTGTGCGTTAATAATTCCATTTGTCGGTCAGTTATGTACACTGTATAGTGTCTTCCGCAGTTCTGGCATTTAAAGTACTGCTCCAGCACTGGAAAGCCATGTCTATCCCTTGCTATTATTCTGGTGCCCGTTATTTTTGCTATTTCTATTTCAGCCCCGCATTTATCGCAACGAATCTCGAATTCATTCTGTAATTCGCTCATATCCTTCTCCTTTCGCCGTCAATCCTCGTCTTCTAAGTCAATCAGCCCCATCTGCTCCGCGTCGTATACGTCCATGATTCCGAGTACTGCGTAGCCGTCTACGATCGCGCTTGATGTCTCCGCTGTATCTACACAAGTCACGCACACACGCATCTGCCTTCCTGTAGATCTTCCATCCTTGAACTCTAGCATTGTCAAGATGTCCTTCTCTTTGTACTGATCCATTCCGATCTTTACGATCATATGACGAATTCGCCCGGTCTCAATGTCCTTATAGACCTGCTCTGCAACACGCATCGCCCTTTCTTTTTTATCTTCCTGCTCATCCGAAGGCAACTGTTGCATTCTTTCTTCCTGTTCCTGCTCTTTCAGCTTTTTCTTGCTCTCCCGGTCAAGCCTGTCCTGTTCTTCATTGTATCGGTCTTCTTCTGTTTTCTCTGCTTCTGCCTTATTTACGTACTGATCGCATTTTTGACAAGTCCCGGTTTTTACGTTGCATTCCTGGTATTTCTGGCAAGAGTAGCATAATGACGTAATGCTCTCCGGGTGTGCGTCTTCCCAGTCTTCCTGCTGCCCGGTTTCCGTTTCTTCCGGCTGTTCTTCTTCCTGGTATTCCTCTGGATCTTCTGCCGCTTCCTCTTTTTCTTCTTCCTTTGCCTGTTTTGCTTCTTTGACCGATAAGCCGCCTTTTTCGTACTTCTCGAACAGCTCCTGCTGCTTTTCCTGGCTTAATCCACTTATCTCGTGTGCTGCGGAAAAATTTAAACGTCCTTCCCTCACCTCTTTCTGCAATTCCGGTATCAGGTTGCTGTTGATCTTCTCGATCTGTGCGATCTTGCCTGTTGACTTCTGCATGATTGACGCAATCACGTCGCGTAAGCGTCCTTTATTCAGGTCGTATCCTTGCAATTCTAATCCGTTGTCTCTCATGTACTGCAAAGCCTTTTTTAACTGCTTTTCTTCTTCCAGCATTTCCTCGATACTCTTGTCGCGGTATGAGTTCGCTATGATGATCTGCACAATTTCTTCGTTTTCTTCGGCTGCGTTCTTGATCTGACACGTTACGATCTCGAATTCTTTATAGCCATCCTCGACCAGTTTATTCAATGCGCGCCATCTTCGCTCGCCTGCGATAATCTTGTAGATTCCTCTGTCGCACGGTTCATATGCGACTGTCATATTTTCCATAAGTCCCGCCGCGAGGATCTTCTGCGCCAAGCCGTCAATATCCTGCATAGAGTAAAAGTTCTTCTCATTGCTGTACATTTTCTTAATGCTTATGTCACGTGTACGAAATCTCGCTTTTGGTTTGTCTTCTGCTGCTGCCATGCTGTTTTTGTTTAGTGCATCTATCGGACTCCATCCTGCCGCCATGTTATCACTTCTCCTTTCCTGCGATCACAACTTCCATTTTGTTCAAGGTTTCTTCGTCTGCATATGCGATATCTATGAGTGATTCGTCTTTTCTCCATTTTCCGCAGATGCTTTTCTGGATCAGTCTTTTTAATTTCTGCGGATTTATCACAATCTTAAAATTCGCGATTGCTTCCTGGAATTTTGTATCTGCTTCTTTGTCTGTTATGTCGAGATCTTCTATTTCCCTAAAAATCGGCTGCGCTTCTGATTCGTTAATGGTCTCTATGATCTCCATGATCTCGTCTTTCATTTCTTCTCGATCCCTTTTTATCATTTCAAGTGCTTTATCTTCTGCACTTATTCTGTCTTCTTTCAGATTTTCCAATTTCTTTGCTTTTTCTAAGAGTTCTCTAAAGGATTCTATGCTGATCGTCACTTCTCCGGTAATGTCCATTTCTGCCCCTCCATTTCTTCCAGCAACTCTGCTGTCACATCTCGGTAATCTCGTGTTACAATGCAGTTTTTTGAAAATTCCGGAAGCGGTACACGCTCAATCGTTGATTTTTCTGCAACAATAGATCTTCTTACCACCGTTTTGAAACATTCCTCGTTGTATGATTCATGTAACCACTGCTCTACCTGTATACTTGTCTGGTTCTTCTGGCGCATTGTCATTAAGATCTTCATGCGGATGTTCTGGTTAAACTTTCTGAGGTCTTCCAACTGTTCCTCCATCTGCGTAATTGCTTCAATCTCGAAACCACCAACCTTGACCGGAAGGATCACCAGATCCGCTCCTACAAGAACGTTGATTACCGTCATATCCATAAGCAATCTGCAATGCAATAATCATACTGCTGCTGTACTTCCACGATTGCCTTTTTGAATCTCGTCACCTGGTTTTCACTTTCGCTTAACAGCTTCATGTTCGTTCTCATCAGATAGCCGTTTGCCGGAATGATGTCAATGTTCTCGTATGGTGTTTTCTGGATCAGTTCTTCTGTGCTGTATGTGCCGCCTGTGCTCTGGTGGTCTTCCAACAGCTCCGACATACCAATGCCCGTCGGTTCAAAAGCATCGTACAGCATTGAGATATTGCCCTGCTGATCCGCGTCGATCAGAAGCACCTTTTTTCCGTGTTCCTCGCCCAGTAAGTATGCGATCGTTGCCGCTGTCATTGTTTTACCGATACCGCCTTTCTGGTTCATAACTGCAATTGTTTTCATGTTTGTGTACCTCCTGTTTTCATTGTTTAGTTGTATTCGTTGTATTTGCATCGTCTGCATTCTGGCTCCAGCATTCCGTCGTCTGGATTCCTGCATCCGGTACATGCTCCGTAAACGTTGACCGCTGCTTTCCAGATTCCAAACTTTTCCTGTTGCTGTGCGGTCTTGCATTTCTTCAATGCCTTTCGTGTTGCCTTGGTTCTTTCTTCTATTCTCTGAAAGTAATGCACCGTGTCTTCCCTTCTTTCCTGATTGTCAAGTTCTGTTCTGACATTGCATTTTCTTTGTTTCCGGTATCAATTTCTTTCAGGTTTACATACTCTTCCAGCACCCTGATTGCTTCTTCTGCTCCGTAGCATACTGCACAGTAATGTCCTGCACCTGCCAGTGCTTTTAACATTTTCTTCTGGCTTTCTTCCATTTTCCCGATGTCGTATTTCATTTCTATGTACAACCCGTTATAGATGCCTTTTGGAACCGGAAGACAGAGATCAGGAATCCCAGCTTTTACCCCCATCTGTTTTAGTTTCACAGCTTCAACCTTGTTCCTGCTGCCACCGTTCGGACAGTGATGCAGGAGTGACAGTTCCGGGTATCTGCTCTGCTGCCACGAAGCCCACATAATCACCTGGATCTGTTCTGTATCCTCGCTTCTTTTTGCGTTTCTTAAGTTCATCAGATGTTCCCTTCCTTTTCGTCCTGTTCGACTGCTTCTTTTTCTTTTGTATTCATGTCTGTAGCTTCGCCAACTGTCGCACAGAGTACAGGTTCGGCACAGTCCGTCAACATATACAGTTCTTCGACTTTATACTTCAATCTCTTTTTTGTGTTTACTACCAGTATTATAGGTTTACTTTCACCGTCGAACTGCTCCAGGTATTCGATCAGCTCTGCTGTTGTCATTGACATTACCATATAGTGCTCCTTTCTTGCGCATTCGTGCATATATGTAGAATCTGCCGTTAAAGGTGTTATATCTGACTTCCGCTTCTGTGAAATCATATTCGTCTCCGTACCATCCGTTGAGGTGATCGCAGATCTTCAAGTCTCCCTTAACAATCTTGTCCACATGATACTGTTTTGTTTTGTAATGGTTTACTTTCTCTTCCGGCTTACGTAGCCCCTTCGATGCGTTCCAGGTCTTCTGATTCTTCTCTTTCTTTTCTTTAGTGATATACTTTGCCATTCCCACAAGCCCGTTTTCGTCCTTCTGTAAGCGTCTGAGTTCGTTTCTTTTTCCCAACTTCCAAACATTCTCCACGGTGTCCATGTCCATATCACCATCTAATACGACGTGGTGATGCCAGCGTCCTTTATCACTACATTCCGTAACATACACATAACGTGCGTTCGGTAATCCTTTTTTCTTTCTTCGGTAATTCAGGCGTTTGATGAAATTCTGCATATTCCGGTTTGCTACTACTATTGATACTGGCATATTTTCATCAGTGTATGTAAAAGTTGCCCATATATCCCTGTTTCCGAAATTCTCGCAAATTACCCTTTCGCACATCTTGCGGCTGTTCTTGTCGTTCAGATTCCTTTGCGCCTGCTGCTGTCGTTTCTTCTTTCCTTCGTCCGGTATATCGTCACGTTGTCCCTTTGTAAACTCCGGATATATTTCTATTTCGAGCTGTTCTCCTGCCCAGATCTCCTTGGTGGCATAGATACTTTTTACCTTTCCTTCTTTCAGGATCCTTTC